GTGAGCTGTGGATAATAGACTATTCTCGTTGTAGTACACGAATCGTATTTTATTCTAACTTCTTGAACTTGCTCAAAGCTTTTAGTCATAAACAAAGTGCATTGATTTGCTTCAAGTACGGATAAATCAATTGTTTTGTCAATATCAATGTAATTATAGTTTTTTTCATCTATTGATATTTGCCCCCAAGAAACTACATTTCCGTTCAAGTTATGCAACTTTACATCGAACTCTTTTATTTGCTCTATAACTCCATACTGCCCGATAACACTCGAGTCTATATATAGTTGCGGATTATCTTCAATCTTTTTGTTGATAAAATCATAGTTTACAGGTCTCAGTTCATTGTAGTAATAATTTTCAAGAACATCTAAATTATCGCTTTTGCCTTTTGGATATAATCTCGTTATTATATTCGAAGTATCAATTTCTTTTGTGATTGCGTTTGTATTGCCACCAGCTTGAATAAATTGTTGTGGAATATCCAGTCCGACTCGAGTTTTGATATAAATGTTGTAATCATTGAATTCATGCTCGGCTCCAAAAGCTTCAAGAAATTTCGTTAAAGCTGATAGAACATTATCACTACTATAATCAACTGCTTTTAAATTGTCTTTCAAGCTTTCATCTAAGTTATCAATCAGATTGAATCCAAATCCAGTCAAATAGCTCTCCAAAGCCGTTTTATTAGCTTCGTATCCGATTATTCCAAACTGGTCAGCTCCATCAGTTTCTCTTAAAAAAAGTTTTTTTGATAAATTGTATATTCTATGATATGCCTTGAAATTGTTCTTTTCTTTTACAATATTGAAAGTGAAATCAGTATCGTTTATCTTAGTTTTCAAAACATCGTTTTGCTGAATGTTTTGTTGCGTTTTAAATGTCAAGAAAAATACTCCAGAGAGAGAACGAGTTAATTTTATTTCTGACGGAGCTAATTTTTCAATAAATTCGTTGTTTCGATATATAAAAAAATCCATGAAATCATCCCTTTACATATTTTTTTCTACCTTTGATTTCAAGTGTCAAGTTTGGAGATAATTCAATATTGTTATTTCCTTCATAAATATGCAAATCTCCGAGATAAGGCAAATTAATAGTTTCAGGAGTTACTAATTGATACAAAACAATGTATGAGCCATCAGGAATTTCTTTCTCTTCAATGTTAGTTCCAGAAATCACTGAAACGTATACTTTGTTAGTTGCAGTATCAATTAGAATACATTTGTTCTTTCCGCTTTTGCTTGTTGGAGAGAATGTAGTTGTTTTTGCTACACTTTCTTTTTCCCATTTCTTTATTTTCTTCAGCTTGCCATTTTCAGTTATTATCTCATCAGCAACTCCAAAAAGATTTATTAAATAGTTATCGATTGTTATTTGTTCAGTAACTATGTCGGATACATTTTTGATTGTTATATTGCTCGTAGTTTGATTCGTTAAGCCTGCTGTTTTAAGATTTTCTGTTGAAATGTATGCATAAAGTTCGCTTTTCATTTGTTCGTTTAACAAAGGTCCGTATTTGTATTTAAAATAAGCAGGTAAAACAATTGAATTAATTAGATTAACTTTTATTTGATTAATATCTAATGCATAATTGAGATAATCTCCAAACTGTTCTTTAGCAATGAATAACTGCATAGTTTACCTCCTTTCGGATATATACTCTCCGTTAATTTGGATAATGTAATCACTATAATTTTCAGGATTGAGAAAAATATCATCGAAATTAGCTTTTACAGAATTCAAATCAGCGTTTTTTAGCAAAATCTCATCATAAAAATAAGCTGTATAAGTTGTCTCTTCTTCAATGATTTCTTTTTCTTCAATATTTTTTCTTATCCAAATATAGTCTCCATATTGCTCAATTGTTTCTGGTTTAATTATACTATTTACTTTCACCTTTTTCATCTCCTTTTTTAATTTCTTTGTTTGTTATCCAAATTTCTTGTTTTGTATCATCATCGAACTCGATTATTATTCTTTTTATTTTCAGCATATCTCATCTCCAGATTTTTAATGTGTTTCTGATACAAACGATAAGAATCACAATGTTTTAGCCAGCCCTTATAGCTTTGAATACTACAATTATCTTTGTATGAAATATTTTTATGATTACTAATATTTTTCATTTTATGCTTCATTCGTTTTTTCGTTCCAGTTCTTAATAGCGTAAAATTTTTATAAATTCTATATCCTAAAAAATCTATGCCTCTTACATTTGTTGGGAATACTTGCCAATTATCTTTTATTTCAACTTCCAAATTTTCTCTAAAATACCAGTCAAAATGTCTTTTTAGCCAATGTAAATATTTTTTATTTTTATGTAGTACAACAATATCGTCCATGTATCTAAAATAATATTTTATGTGTAAAGTCTGTTTACAATATCTATCAAATTCGGTTAAATAATAGTTTGCAAAGTACTGGGATAAATAATTTCCAATCGGAATTCCTTTATCAAATGAATCGATTATTAAATCTAACAGCCATAGCAAATCTTTATCTTTGAATTTCCTTCTCAATTTGTCTTTTAAAATTTTATGATTTATACTTGGATAATACTGCTTTATATCCAGCTTTAAACAATACTTCGTGTTATATTCATCTTTCAAAGCTTCTTTAACTCTTTTTAATCCAAAGTGTATTCCTCTATTTGGAATAGAGCTATATGTATCATAGATAAACATTTTTTCAAATATAGGCCCTATAATTTGCAATACTGCCCATTGAATAATTCTGTCGGGATAATAAGGTAACTTGGAGATTAATCGTGTTTTGCCTTTATCAATTTTCTCAAAAACTTCATAATTAGATACTTTATATGTTTTATTGATTAACATCTTTTGAATTTCTTGACAATAATACTTTGGATTTTTATCGACCATTTTTACTTCTTTGTAGAATGTTTTGTTTTTCCTTGCATTGGAATGTGCTAAAAGCAAATTATTAATATCAATAACTTGTTCAAATAAATTTCCGTATCTCTTCATAAATCTCCTTGCTTGTTGTACTTTTTACACTTTCGATTTTCAATATCTACTAGCGTAAATTTCTCACTTTTTTTGTTTGACCCAGAGGTCTGGGAAGAAAAAGGCGCAAAACAAGTAAGGCGAGAGCCGATATTCCGATTCGAATTAGACGGAGCATTATTCAGATTCAAAGTGAACAGTCCAGCTAGCAAACCATTATTCCAATTCGTGCTCGAAAGAGCGACTTACTTTTTCTTCCCTCTTTCTCAATTCACTTTCAAAAACTCATTGAGATTTGCAAATACCGTCAAATCTCAATAAAAGAAGCAAGGCGAGAGCCGAAAGACCGAATCGAATAAGACGGAGCATAATCCAGATTGAATGAGAACAGTCCAGCTAGCAAACCAGCATACCAATTCGCGCTCGAAAGAGCGACTCTTGTACCAGTATTTACCCAAATATAATCTGTTAAATAAGTTGATGATGAGCCATTGAAAGAATATTCAGGAATCAGCCCCCATGGAATTCTTTTATCGGTTGACTTTATATATCCACTTGCATAAGCCGTAACATCCGTTCGTGGATAAAACTCTTTCATATTTGCGGGCGTTGTCACATTGTTTTCAATATCAAAATATACTCCTTCTGCAGTCTTTAAAAATCCGTCTAAAAACTCCCAAACGTTTCCCCACAAGTTTTCTATCCAGAGGAATCTAAACGGATAAGTCACAGTTTGCCCTGTTTGAAAAGTAGCTCCGTTTTCAAGTGTAGTTAGTGTAACTTTTCCATCAGATTGAGAACCTAAACTCAAAGTATGCCCAGTATTCTGACTATGATTGCCAGTTCCACTATCCAAATTTGTTATTCCTTGACTAAGAGTTGATTGTGAATTTAAATTTCCATATTTCAAAGCAAATAGCAAGCCAAGCAAGCCATAATCATATCCAGTTTTCAATCCATAATAAATTCCAGCGTTTGGAGTTCTATTTTTTGCAGCTGTTCTAAATTCATCAATTGTTTTCGAAGTTGTAGGTTGAACGAAAGGAATCGAACGTAATCTATTGTCAATATCTACATATCCTTCAAAAGCTCCCAATCTTCTTTTACAAACTTTTCCATTGTAAATAAAAGCAGGATGGAGTTCATAGCCAATTTTGTAGTCCCAGCTTAGCCATGTTTTCCAAGTATTGCCTTCTAAAGCCACTTTGTAATAAATCGGTGGAATTTCTACTTTATAATCTACAGCATCGTTATCGGCACTCGTTATCGTTGACGTATTCGAGTATTCACCAACTTTTGCACCTGTAATCTTGTCTACACTAATAAACTTTATTCTACTGAAATCAAACATTTTGCACCTCCAAATTTGTATTCATATTTTCAGTTTCCCAAACGAAATAGCCTTCTTGAGCTATATGTGTATCAGTAATTAGATTAGTTGCAGGATTTGCAGTTTCCCAAATAAATCCTTCACCTCCAAAGCCATCATAATTATTTATTATAAAATCTGTTTTTGCTACATATGGAGTATCAATGATTACAAATCCGTTGCTATCAATCAGTTTCCATTCATCGTTTGTATTTACGCTCGTAATAGCTATGGAGCTAATATCTTCAGACATAAACGGAGTAATCAACGGATATGATACATCGCTTTCAATTACTTTTGTATTTAAAATAGCTCCGTCCAGTGCCCAATCCTCGCCATAAAAATATGGATCGTGAGCTATAAAATTCAAAGTAATTTTCTGTGCCGATGCTTTAAAAGTCGCTCCAGAGAATACGCTTGAAATAAACGGAGTAGTTCCACGCTTCACAAATATAGACTTACTTGTGTCAGGGAAAAATAGCTCTTTTGGAGTTCTAGCTGTTGCTGTACTAATTAATTCAGATAGTTTTGTTGAATTGTTCATGCACACAGAATAATCTTTTAGCCAAGCTTCTGCATTTGTGAAAGTTATATCAAAAGTTCCTTCGATTTCCAATTTTGTATCGGATACTATTTTAGCGATTTTATAAACTTTGCCATTTATTTTTAAATCGTTCCCAATTCTTAAATTTGTAAATTTTGTTCCAGTTCCAGTTAATTCATAGCTTCCGCTTGTAGCCGATACTTTACCAGCTATTTTTGTATCTTCTCCAAAAACAAAGCCTTCTACTGTTATATTTCTCGAAGTCAATCTCTCACTTAATGAAATAGCTCCGTTCATTCCATCAATTTCAAGTATTTTCTCATCATATTCAGCACTTCTACTATCTGACGTTACATAAAAATTCAAGCTATGCAAATCGATTCCATCAAATATCAAACCTGACATAATTTCACCTCTTTTCTATTATGTGCCTTGAGCTTGCTTAATCTCTTCAATAGTTATTCCGATTGATTCTTGGATACTGACTTTTATAATTCCATTTTTCAAAACATTCGCAGTTTCATAAGTATTTCTCTCTATGTTTTGCAAATGTATAAGAAACGTTGTAAGATAATCTATCATTCTATTTGCTGTTTCTTCTGTTATCGTTCTTGATATTTCAGTAGCTCCTGAATATTCTCCTTGCCCTCCGCCAGTTTCTCCTAAATCAAATCCCAAAGCTTTTATGTCTTCATAAACGCTTTCGGATTGCGAGATTAAAGCTTCATACATGGCTCGGATAGCTTCCAACTCTTCTTGTGTAAGTTCAGCGTCAGAATAGCTTTCTGAAATCATTTGAACAAGAGCATCAATCTGTTGTTGGAGTGCTTTTGCCACCATTGCTTTTATTATTGCGTTTCTCAAACTTTCTTCCATACTTTCCGAAAAGTTTCTCACAAAATCCTCATATGTATTCGTTCCTGAAAGAGCATTTTCCAAAGCCGATATAATATCACTTTCTATATCTTCAGCTCCAACTCCAAGCGCCGAGGCAAATTCTCCAGACGTTATCAATTCATTTTTCAATTCTTCTATTTTTCTTTTTTGCTCTTCTATTTTTTTGTCAAGTTGAGCTGCTTCATTTTCAAGTCGTTCAACTCTTTCTTCATCTGTGCCCCACCACAAGAAATCCCACTTATCTTCTTCTTTTTGTGCTTCTTGAAGTACTTTCTTTCTTTGTTCCATCATCTTTGTTAGTTCATCTTCAGCTTTTTCTATTTCTGCAACTGTTTTTTGATTGTTCTGATATTGATTCCAAACTTTTTGCAAACTCGTTTCTTCAATTTTATTCAAGTCAATTCTTTCTTTTACATATTCGTTTATTTTTCTTTGTTGTTCAGCTATTGCTTCTGCGAGTTGTTCAGATTTAGCCGATTCGTTATTCCAAATGTCTACAAGACTTATAACCCTTTCAACTAAATCAATAACTAAAACAATCCAGCCAAGCGGATTTGATAAGTTCATCAATTCCTGAGCTATTTTAATTTGTTCAAGATACGCAGGTATTTCTCTAAGTATATCGGCAAAGAAACTCCAGTCTTGCCCCAAAGCTTGACCAATCGACATGAGCAAGTCTCCGACTTCCTGTAAGCCCTTTTCTAACTGACTTTTAACAAGATTCTCAAGTTCTTTATTTATCTCAGCTATTCTATTTTGTGTATCTTCAAGCTTGTTATTTAAATCTTCTATAAAATTGTCAATCTCAGAAGTATCAAGTTCTTTACTCACAAGCTCGTTTCTAATCTTATTTAGCTCTTCTAAAGCCATTTTTATCTTTGCTATTTGAGTTTCAAGCTCTTTCATAGTTTCCGGATGCTCATCTAAAACAGCCAATAATTCTTTAGCTTGTTCAATGTAAGTTCCTTCCATGCCGACTAAACTATTTAAATACGCTTCATATTCATTAGCATTATTCATTAAGCGATTATACTCTTCTTCATCAATTATATTTAACTTAGCTTGTCTCTTATAGTACGCTTGTAACTCTTCAGCTATAAGTTTTTTTCGTTCACCTGTTGCTTTTTCAAATTCAGATTCCAACGCTTTTATTCTCTGCATCTCAGTATCTGACAATTCTTCAATTTCATTCTTTAAATTATTTATTGTGTTTTCATAACTCCAGTAAATAGCATCGGCTTCTTCTGTTGATTCTGCAGCCATTATTTCAGTGTCTCGTAATCGTTCATATAGTCCTACAAGATTGTTCAAAAGTTCTATTCTTTTCTCAATTGAGGTAGCTTGATCCAGCAATCTTTGCTGAGTTTCTATTTCTTTCTCGATATTATCAATATTTTTTGATTGTGTTTCAGATAACGCTTCCAATCTATCTTGATATATTTTAATTTCTGCATTTCTTTGTTCCCAAATGGCAAAAGCTTCTTCTCTATCTTTTGCAGCATTCATTTCTTCATCTTTCAATCGTTCTGTCAATGAAATTAAATTATTCAACGCTTCTATTTGATTGTCAATATTTTTTGTTTTATTCAGCATTGTATTCCAATCTTCTATATCAGCTTTTATTTTGTCTATTGTGCTTTCAGTTGCAGCTTCTTCTGTTTCAGTTAATTCTTCTAACTCGTTTTTATACATTTGGATAACAGGATAGTATTTATCAAAAATTGCAATTCTTTCTTCTACTGTTTTAGCATTATCGGCTTCAGCGTCTCTCAATTGTTCATATGCAGATATAATTTTGTTTAAAAAATAAATTTGATCTTCTTCTTGAGTGTAAGTTTCTTTCAATCGTTTAGCAGCTTCAATTCTATCGTTTAGTAATTTCGTTCGTGTGTCTTCTGCAACTTCTTCTGTTGCACTCAACGCCTTAACTTTATCTTCTAAAATATCAATTTCATCTTGATACTGAGTGAAAATTGATATTCTTTCCTCTTCCGTTTTTGCTAAATCCATTTCTAAATCCATACGATTTTGTGTAAGTGAGATTAAATCATTCAGCAAATCCACTTGTCTTTCTGGCTCTTTAACATTTGCCAGAAGTGATTGAGTATTAGCAATTTCTTGATTAACTTTTTCAAGTGATTTCTTTGTCTCAATTCCCAAATCTTCCAATTGAGCTTCATAATCTTCTATAACAGGAATATACGAATCATATATTGCTAATTTTTCTTCAATGGATTTAGCTTGATTTTGTTCTTCATCCCTCAAACTTTTTGTTAATTTTATTATGTTTTGCAATGTTTCTGCTTGAATTTCTTCCTCTTCTTTATATCTTTCTAAAAGTGCTTTATGATAATCCAAATCTTCTCTTAATTGTTTTATTCTTTCATTTTCAATTTTCGTAGTTCCTTCTACATGCGTAGTAACACTTACGACCGAATCATCTAATATATCTATAGTTGATTGCATTCCTTTTAATTGTGTATCAAGTATTTTGATTTCTGCTTCCTGCTCGGCAAATTCAAACATTGCTTGTTTATTTTCTATGAGTTGATTTTGCGTTTCTTGATATTTTTTGTTTAGTTCATCTATTAAGTTTTCTGTTGTTTTTACTACATCGATAACTCCGTTCGTTTCTTCTGCTATTTCATCAAAATTTATTCCCCATTGTTTTGCTATATCTTCAATCGGTAACTGTAATCTTTCAAATTCTTTCTCAATCTCTCTTACAGTAGATCCAGCTTCTTTTGTCAAATCCATGAATAAATTTGTTACTTCCACAAATCCGAGATCGATTGTCAGATCTTCCAAACTTTCTTTTGGAGTTTCTAACAAACTTTTGTACATATCTTGAAGCATTTGAGTATCGTTTTTTAATTGATTTAAAGCTTCTTCGTTAGCTTTTATATTTTCTTCAACGAATTGCTTTTGTTGTTTATAGTACTCCGAACTCATTTCGAGTTCCAACATTGCTTTTCTTTGTTGTAATAAATCGTATTGAGCTTGTAGCCTTTGCTGTTCGAGATCTATTATATTTTGCAGTTCTTCTCGTTGAATAGTATATCGCCCATTAACAATTTCAATAGCTTTTTGCAATGACGGATAAGTGTCAAGTATATCATCAATTCTTTGCTTTGAATCATCTAAATTTTCAGTTCCATTTGCTAATTCTGTGTTATAGTCAATAATAGCGTCTTGTAGATCAATAAGAGCATTGTTCAAATTATTTGCGTTTCTTCTCGCTGTTTCTATTTCGGAGCTAATAGCTTTCATCTCATTTGAAACATCAGAAACGGCTTTTGAGTCAAATTTGAAAGTATCAGTAAATCCTTCTGCACTGTCTTTAGCCCCAGTAGTTGCTTCTTCAAGCTTTTTCATTTCATTTGTTATGCCTTTTATCGTAGTTACAGCGATTGTTACTCCAGCGATTGCTTGCAAAGCTCCAACCCATCCCATTGTAGCCGTCTTTAACAATGTTATCCAAGTATAAATTTGTTTCACGAGTGGAATAATAACTATCAACGAACTTGAAACTCCGAGAATAGCTTTTTCGGCATCTGACATATTTTGTATCCATTCAAAGAATCCAGTCGCTATTTCAACTACATTTGTCAAAAACGGAGCAAAAGCCCTCGCAACTTCGATTTTCATGACATCAATTAAGCCCTTCAATCTATCCATAGTATCTTTTAATCCTGTTTCCATCTTTGCAACGGCTTCATCAGTTGCCCCTGCACTAACTTCCATATCGCTTAATACAGCAGCAAAATCTTCGGCACCTTTTCCAGTGAGAGCCAAAACTCCGTTCAAAGCTTCAACTTCTCTAAAAAGCATTGCCATTTTTGCAGAATTGCCTTCAGTAGCTTCTGCGACATCATTCAAGACTCCTTGAAGTCCCTTTGATTTTAGAGCCGTAACATCAAATTGTATTCCAAGTTCTTCAGCCATCTTCTTAGATTGTTCGGAAGGCTTAATCAGAGATGAAAATATTCCTCTTAGCTGAGTCATAGCCTCAGCAGTAGAAGAGCCTTGCAAAGTCAAAGCTGCAACTGCAGTCAAAACTTCATCTATTCCAACTCCAGCCTGAGCAGCTAACGGAGCTACTCGCCCAATACTACCCGCTATTTCATCAATTGTTGTTTTCCCCATTCTTACAGCAGTGAATAGAAGATCGTTAGTTTTTGCTAAATCGTCAATCGAAAGTTTCCAAGCATTGTACATAGAAGTCAATCCATCGACGGATTGAAATAAATCAGCATTACCTCCAATAGCAGCTTTGTTAGCTTCTTGTAAGACTGCCATTGCTACAGCTAGATCTCCAGTTGCAGAAAGAGCTTGATAAAAAGCATTTGCCAATTCTGTAGCCGAGAAATCTCCAGCTTTTGCTATTTCCAGCAAAGTATCTTCAACTTGTCTCAATTCTTCATCAGTAGCGTCTGTCAAAGTAGCAACTTGCTTCATTGCTTCCTCAAAATTAGTAAATGAGTTTATAGCGTCTTTCATTTGAGACGTTATTCCAGCTCCAATCACTATACTTCCAGCAAGTTTTATTATGTTTTTTGTAAATGTTTTGAATTGATTTTCGGCGTTTTGTAAGTTTTTTTGAAACGGAGTAGTATCGGCATCAACTTTGAGTTTGCCTTCAGATTGTTCTATTTCCCTACGGAATTTATCAAAATTTCCTTCAGCTCGCTCCAAAGCTCTTTTAAAATCTTTTTCATCGATACCTAACTCATATATGAGAGTATCTATTTTTGCCATAGAATCACTTCCTACATTTTTATAGGTCCAAATATTGACTGCATCGTGCTTTTTATATCTTCTTTAGTTTGTGGAATTTCCTCATCATCTTCGTTATCAATATTGAAAACTTCTCCATATGCAACCAACATAACTGGATTTGTTTTCATTAGAAATTCCGACGGCAATATTTGAAAAGCTTGGCAATAGCTCTTCATTACCTTGTAGAAGAATTTGTTTGTTTTTTTAGTTCCCCTGTTAGATCTTTCATTTCGAGTGCCGCTTTTAGCGGACGTATAAAATTTATATAATCAGACATCTCCAGTACTTTCCAAGCTAAATTAAAAAAGTCTTTGCCTGTATATTTCATTTTTATATCATCAAGACTTATCTGTTCTTTTGCTAAAGCTTTATCCGGATTGTCTAAATCAAATCTATCTAATTCGCTTTTTCTTACAGGTCTTTGATTGATTAGCAAATAAATAATTTCACAGAATAAATTTGTTACTTCCACCATATCAGTTTTCTTGACTCCGTAGAGAAAATTCAAAACAGCTTCATCGAACTTTTTATAATCGCTTGGATCATAATTTAGCAAATTCATTATTTTAGCAACTTTCTCAGTCACTAAAGCTTTTATAAGCCACGAAGCTTCTTTGATTTGAAACTTCTTGTCCCCGATAATAACTTCTTCAGGAGCGTTTGATAAGACTTTTACAGGATCAGGCTTGAGCAACTCTTCCAACTGCTTAACTTTATTGAGCATATCAGCGTTGTTTTCTTTCTCAAAGTATTTTTCTATTTGTTTTAGCAAAGCACCTTTCATTTTTTTTAACCTCCTAAATTTTATCCAAAAATAATTATTCTTGTTTTATATCAACTTTATCATTCGTTTATATCTTATAAATTTTTTCTTGGATTTGAAAGTATAGTATAAATCTACAAAGAAGAATCTTTCTTCAGTAAAAAGTTTCCATAGTTTAGACTCCTTCTAAGATTAGTTAATAAGAATAATGGGGGATAAAAATCCCCCTATTCATTAGCAGCTTCGTAGTATCCCCATTTGTATCCGTTTGAATCGTGTAGTATATCCAATGTAAATGGAATGACGGTTTCGGAATCTGCAAGTTCCAAATCAGCTTCGCAAGTAAACTCAACATTTGGAAATACTATATACACAAGTGCACCTGTCGTAACATCTTGAGTTGTAAATCTCACAGCTTTTCTCGTAGTAACTGGCTTTCTGTTGACTTTAAACCCGCCAGAAGCAGTATCAGTTTCTCCTCCAAATATTGTCATAAGTTTATCTACGTCTACTTCCAACAAGTTCACTGTTAGCGTACTTCCTGTTATTTCTCTATCTCTCCATATTGGCTCTCTTGAATCGTCTGCCATTATTTCTGTCATTTCAATAGTTTGAGATAATGTGACTCCGCCTTGTGTTCTGCCCCATACTTCAGCAGCACTCCAGCCTAAATCATCCAATATCGTTGTTATATCTGTCACTGGCTCTATAACTTCCATTTTCAGAGGTCTAAACAAAATTTTACCTGCCACTTTTTATCACTCCTTTAAATTTTATTTGTTAATATTTTATATTTCAGTACATAACACAATTCATCTGGCTTGTCAGGATCAACGAACGGATCCGACAATTGCCCAGTAAAATCAATATCGATGAAAACTCCATTTGATAAAACTATTCCAGCGTCTAACAATTGATTTACTTGATTTTTAATTGCAAAGCATCGTTGATAATTTCTATAAGTTTGATTGTTATAAACTAGATGTGGAACGTAGATATTCAGCCATATATCGTTATGCTGTATTTTTATGGGCTTATCTACGTTTTTATTGAGAATTACTATTCTTTCGCCAGTTCCAGTCGTTTCATACTTTCTAATCTGTATATCTTCATATCCAACTATATCGTTTATATCTTTCAATCGTTGATAAATTCCTGTAATAATCTCATCATCAAGCATATTTTCAATCATTATAATCGCCTCACAGCATTGCCTAAAGCTTCTACTAATAATTTGGAAGTTTCAGAAGCTTGCAAAGATCCACTTAAAACAACATATCCACGAGCTTCTACATATACTCCGTAGTACATTCCAGCGTAAATTACTAGTGTGTATCCATTTACTTTCTCAATTTCGTTGCTTATAGCACTTATTTGTTCAGAAGTTAGATTTCCATTATCTTGCAATAATTTTGAATCTTTAAATATAGCATAATTAATTGAGTTTCTAAGATTTCCAGTTCTATCAGTATAATTGCCGTTCTCTCTTGCCCAGTTTACAGCTTCAACGCCGATTCTATTCAAAACAGCTAACAATCCTTCATCTTTTCTTTTCAAAAGCATTTTTGTCAATTCAATTTTTTTATCGAACGGCAAGGAGAATCACTTCTTTGTGATCTTCTTGGTCATAGTTCTTTCTGACTATTTTATACTGCTTTCCATCAACATAAATCGTATTTCCAACTTCCAAATAATTAAATAGAGCAGGATTTTCTACAAATAAAATCGAATAGTCATGAATAATTTCTCCAGTGTCTTCTATTTTTATATACTCTCCACTACTTGCTTTTTGAAAGTTTTCGTTTTCTATTTCAAAAGTTAGCTCTATCATTACAGGCTCAGGAATAACAAGATTTCCATTTTCATCATAGTATGGCTCTTGTGTACTTTCTTGAAAGACTTTTAAAGTCAACATATTAGCTCACTATCCTGTATCGCATTCTTATTTTTCTTGCGTGTTCTTTCCAATCAGTTTCCAAGAATGTTCTTGATATTTGCCCCTTTGAGTACGAACGTACTAATTGATACTTTTTTCTATCAATAGCATCGCATACATCAGCAAGGCAAAGCATGAGATCCGTTTGTTTATCATTTTCGTATAAATCATCAGCGTTTAAATTGCCTATTGATAAAAAAGCTTTGTACTGCTCATCTGTAAAAAGCTCGTTATTTGGATCAGGTACTAAATTTTTAAGCATCTCCAGATTTGTCATCGTTTGCACCTTCCAACAAAGCGATTAACTCATTTTTTCTTACATTAGAAGGATAATCTATACGCTTTTCTTCAGCTAAATCTTTCAATTCTTTCAAACTTAAATCAGAAAGTTCTTTTTCTTCAGCTTCTATTTTCTCAACTACATCTTTCATAGCTTTGTAATCTTTATCATCTATCTCAAAAACTTGATTCGTGAAATAATACTTGTTTTTGTATTTAGTTCCCATTATTGCTTTAACTTTCATATTTCACCTCCAAAAAGCAATATAGGGGACTTTATCGTCCCCCCTATTACTAATAACTTATAATTGCCCATTTGTCCATTGTCTCGGCACTTGGAAGTCCAATCATTGATACAATCGTCTTGACGTTCACAGGAGACTCTCTCTTATACTGAACGGAAACAGCTATACCTTCATCAACGAGTTCAACTTGAGAATCAACTTTGCCCATAAGATCAGCTTCTTCCGGAGTAGTTCCATAATAGAAGTTTCCGAGATCTCCTTCAGGTATCAAAGTCATTCTGTTATCAGGATAGAATTTGCCAGTAGCGTGTCTCTTGTTGTAAATAGCGATTGATAATCCGAGCTCGTTCAGCATAAATTCAGACAAGTTATTTGTACTTGGATACAATTGCATTGACGATAAAGCAGTTCTGATTTTTTCATTTTGTAAAATATTGTTGAATGTTTTTTGAGTACAAATAGCTCTCGTTGGTCTTTCTCCAGTGTCTTCTTCAACTTTATCTTGCATTGTTCTAATATCTTCTAACGGATTTGAGTTCACAAAGTTCGTCCATGCAGCTGTTCCAGTGAGTGCTAATTTGTGATCTGTATTGAAGTTATAATCGTAACTTATCGGAGATCCTTCAAAATTCATTGTTATAGTTCCATACCCAAGTAACTGCATAATCATTCTTTCTTTTGTAACATATGCAGATCTTAGCAAAGACGTTGCATCGTCGTATATTCTATTTACAACAGCATCGATCAGAACTTGATTTCCAGTGTCTAACACCTTCAACAATTCTTGTCTATCTTTTTCGCCAATCATCAAACCTTCTCTAAAGAACGGCATTTCACTCTCAATCTTTGTCAAGCCTTGTCTTTCTCTCAATGGAACTTCTGAGTCAAATGCTGAACTTTTTAGAGCAACTGGTAATCCTGAATTGCCTTTCAAGAATGATAACGTCAAGCCCATTTGTTTCATGGATGGAAATAAAGCAAATCCCAAATAATCAACATTATCGTATCCAGCATTTATCCAGTAGTCTTTTATATATCTCGGAGTTACTAAATCAAATATAGTTGCCATCTTATACTACCTCCTTAGCTTCTGCCACGAATGTAATATCTTTCAACGCAGCAATAGCATCTGCGCATGGAGCTTCTGGGAGTCTGTCTAATAGTACAAAACCATGAATAATCATGGCTCCAGTATTAGCCCCATGAGTTACATCAACATCATACAATAGTACTCCTTCAGCAGCAGATCCATCAACGCCTTGAGTGTTCTTTTTTACAACAGGCTCGCCGCGATTTGCTAAAACTGGCTTTGTACTTCCACCGACAATCGTTCCGGCAGGCACTATTTTCTTTCCATCACTATTTGCAACTATTCCACTATCTGACACTAAAACATTTATTGCTACTTTGTGATCGCAGAGTAAAATCTGTTTCGTGTTTGAATAACTTGTTTCAGCATAAAATCCCATTTTTAAATACCTCCTCTAAAGTATTTTTTCAATATATTTTCTGTTTCTTTTGTCTTTTGTTTCTTTTTCGCCAAACGTTCACCAATTGACTCTTTTTCTCCTTCACTGTTTTTTGTTCTATACGTAGTTGTACTTGCTTTTTGTTTATTTTCTTGGTCTTTTTCTGAGTATATATTGAAGTCTTGAATAACTTCATCAATTTTTTTCTCAACTTCATCGAGATCTTTAATATCGTCTTTTCTCAAGTATTTCATAACTTTTTCTGCCTGTTCTTCTGTAAGCCCTTTTTTCAAAATAATAACTTCGATTTTGTGATTAAGTCTTTCCTGAAATAATTCTTGTTCTTTTTGTTGTTCTAATTCTTTCCTTTTTTCTTCAAAATATTTTTTTATTTCGTCTTTTTCTTTTTCTTTGAATACTTTTTCTTCTTCTTCTTTTTCTTTTTTTAGTTTTTCTTCTTCTGCTTTCTTTTTTTGTTCATAATCTTTTATTAACTTTTCAACATCTTCTTTTGTATATCTTATCTCTTTCTTTTGTTCTTTTGAATCTACTTCTTTACTCTGATTATCATCTCCCTTATTTGCATTATTTTGATTTTCCTGTTCAGCAAACATTTGCAAATCATATTTTAAATCCATTTTTCAACCTCCTAACTTTTTCTATATTCATTTTTAATCCATTTTTCAATAGGTGACAAAATCGTCGTTATATTGCAAAGACAATTTGGATGAGCACTTAATCCGTTGTGTGGAACTGCGTTTTTTGGATATACTCCAGGTCCCAATCCGTACAAATCCTGACTCGCATATGTTTCACAATTACACGGCTCTTTATGACTTCGTGACAAATTCCATTTCACGTTTTCCACAAAATCCAATTGATCCATTTTCTCTTTATAACTTCCCTTCCAAGCGTTGTTTATTTCTGTTCTCGCAACTCGCATTGCGTTATAATGAAGTGTCTTTTTCACATAGTTATCGATTAGATTTGAAGCTAAGTTTTTGTTATCAAGTAAATCAATTTGCTTTTGTAAATATTTTGGAATTCTAACTATTTGCTCGTTTGCTTCTTGAATTTGTCTCGCAGTATTTAAAGCTGAGTTTCCTAATCTAAGATTTAAAGCTATTTGATTTTGTATCTTTTGAGCCGACTCGTTCGCATACTTCCATACTCTATCAGAAAGGGATAATCCATCGTTGTAATATTTTCTTGTATACCACTTTGAAGCAAACTCATTTAATATTATAGCACTTCTCCATTTATCTCCAACTTTTTTCAATAATTCATTATATTTGAATTTATATTCTGTTCGTTTATACCTGAATTGTTTTGGAAGCAATCTTTTTAACTCTCTTTGGAATGAATTCAAAACTTCTTTATCAACATCATTCAAATAATCTAAAAACAATTTTTCTGTGCCTAATCCCCAACTCTCCGCTATCTTTGTTAATTCTTTCCTAAAATCGTTCGGAAAAATAATCTGTGGATTAATCGTTCCTCGAACTTCAAAACTGCTATCTAAGATTAATTTTCTAATTTCGTTTTCCATCGGAAGCTCAATATATTTCGTATAAGCTTTTTCAAAATCGTCAATAAATTCTTTTTCTCGTCTATAATCCATAGTTTATTCTCCCTGCTCTGCTTCTTGCCTCATTCTAATATCTAACTCATCAATATCATTTTTTAGTAAAAGCTGTATTCTTTCAATTAATTCATTACTCCATTTTTTTAATTCTGCTATTTGTTCGAGTGCGATCTCTAATGGAATTATGCCACTCTGATAAAGTGTGAGTATTTCTGTTATTTCCTCTTTCTGATTCTGCGGAATAATATCATATACTTCAACTTCAATCTGAGTTTGCAATTTCAACATTTCTTGAATATAGTTAAATAGCTTTCTTATGCCTTTTGCAAAGTTATCTCTATACAATTCTATTATTGAGATTAAACTTAATAGCTTCAAAGAAATTGCATATCCACTTTCTCCACTTCCTTGAATTGCTTCCTGTATTTTAAGCTCAGGATATTGCTCTTTAACTTGCCTTTTAAGCTCTTCAATTTTATCTTTGAGAATACTAACTACGTTTCCCTGCATTTCTAAATATTTTATCTCTCCACCTTCCTCAACCTGTAGGTGTTCAATCTCGTTATCTTCAATATCTGAAGCCGATCTTTGTATTTTCATTTGCCCCCACGTTGGAGCGTCTGCGTGTTTTGTGAATATAACTTCCATATCTGCTTCATATTTGTTTATGAGATCTAGCAAGTCAGGCAAGTTTTCAATTCTTGATATAGTCTCCGTTCCACCTTCTTCATCTCTTCCGGAGATTTCAAAGATTGGAAAAATCATATTTTCATACAATATCGGTACTGGTTTCTCATCTCCAATTCTCATCCATCTTTTATCGTTTTCATCAATGAAATACTCTTTATGCTTGAATGGACTTTCTCTATTTATTTTAGCATTGATTATATTTCCTTGAGAATCGTATTCGCAAGCTATTTGATCCGATGAGTAAATAAAAATAACAGGCTTGTTATTCACAATTTCTATGTCAACAAAAGCCCGATCGTATAGTTGTTCTTTTATTATTTTTGATTTTATGTAATTCCAGTCTATTTGAGAAGTGATTTCATCGGCTCTAACTTTCACAGAGTTTCGAATAAGAGAAACATCTGTATCAATGATAACAGGTACAGGATTGTATATTTGTTTTACACGAGGCAAAAGTCCACGGAGATTTTTGTATATCTCGTCGTATGCTTCACCTTTCGTTAGTTTCTCAAATATAACTCTGTTCATTTTATTAGACGCTCCTTTTTATTTTTATCTTGATATTCCTTGCTGTTTCATCGTAAGCCATAAAATACTCACAAGCATATCTCATAGCGTCCATTGCGTGATCTTTGAATTTCACAGGTTCGTCAAGTATATTCCCCTTCGAGTCTTCTTTGTATTTGTAGTTTTTAATCTCGTCTATTGTGTTTACGCAACTTTCGTGAATGTAAATCTTCTTTCTTTTAAGCAAGTCTATTCCATTTGCAACTTTTTGCTTTGCTTTCTTTGCAGCTCGGATATTGAAACCTGCCCGTTCTATTTCTTTTATCCTGTCTGGCTCTGTATCAGAGTATATTTCATCGTATCTATTGTCTATAAAATCTTTCAATTTTTCAATTAAATCTTCATTCGTCAAATGAGTTTCGTAAAGTTCTTTGATTATATATATATTATCATCTTTTATTCCAACTTTTAAACATGCAGTCGGATTGTTATATCCAAAGTCAAGCCCGTAGACTATCTCATCAAATTTTGCAGGTACATCTTTTACAATTACATAATTATTATACACTTTATTTTTTAATTCTGCAACTTCTCCGAGAGTATATATTTGATAA